CGGCTGAAATGGTTATGTTGCTAATACCGGAGCCTTGTATTTGTGTTAGTGCCATCTATCTATCTCCGATTAGCCAACTAATATACCAGAAAAATTAGTTTCTGTTTGTATGTCTGCCTGTATAGTGCCGCTATATTGGGCAAACTGTATATAAGCGGTGTCGTTTGCATCCATGTCACAAAGTTGAGCATGATTAAAAGACCAATATACTGCATCTTGCCCAAAATCGGGGTCAATTAATTGGAAGTACGACCTATTAGAAGTTGTTAAAACGAACTGAATATAAACAGCCGCTGAATCTACATTCAAGATATAAACAGTGGCAGACAGTAAATACTTTCCAGTAACAGGGGCAGTAAATGTATTTGACGCAAAGTTCCCACCTACATCATAGCGTTCAGTGCCAAGTGCTATTGTGACAGAAGTTCCATCAGTGATACCGACATTGTTTTGTGCTGTAGAGGGTTGCGCTAAAAACGATGGTTGCAGGGGCGTGGTAATTTCGCCATCGCTAGTAATATTCATAGCTTCCGCAGATGCACCGCCACCAGAATTTGTATGAAGACTTAAACTAGTGTTTCCACCGTTAGAGTATGGCCCAATTGTTGATATACCAGAATCAGATTCATAATAGAGTTGAAGACCGTTCACCGCACCTGTTGTGTCAAATGCGGTAGTGCTGCCTGTAAGTCCAACCTGACCCTTGCTGTCTATGTTTAAAGCCGTAGCACTAGCGTTATCGTCTATACCCGGAGATGTAAAAGCACCCGTAAAAGTACCTGTAGTCGCTGTCAGTGCAGACGTAGATGGATGTGCGATTGTAGCTGATACTCTTGCAAGATAATTCACAAAAATGTTGTTGCCAGAGTTGCTAGACGGAGCAGCAGTAAAAGTCAGTGTTGTACTATTAGACACAGCGTATGCAGCCGTGTCCTGTATAACACCATCTACACTAACTAAAATGTCTTGGTCAGAGGCTACAGGAAAGGATAAAGTAAAAACGGTGGTACTACCGTCACCACTAAAATGATCAACCGCAGGTTTACTTACAAACTTTTCAGCAGCTTCATTACCCAGATACGGCATTAGGTAATCTCCATTATACTCGCAACAGTATCCAAACTATTAGCCACACTTGATTGCACTATCAAGCTATGACCTGTTTCCATCACAATTTTGTTTCCTGCCATATACTCGAAACTAGACCCAACGGGTATTGGAATGTCTTTTGCAAGAAAAACCATGTCACCAGCGTTAAGTTTGATGTCTGCAAGTATTTGAGTCGATCCAGTGTTCGCCAGCGTTAAACCAATTACAACTGTAGTGGTAGAACTTGGCACGGTGTAAACAGCCATATCTGAATTAGCTAGGCTGCTATCACCGTTAAACACCTTATTTTTAAAGGTATTAGCCATGTCCTACTCCTTATACATCATCAAGCAAAGCGCATACGATGACCTCTGCGGTTGATGCAGACGATATAGCATGTATATCTGCTACTGTTGTGTTAGGTAATCTCGCCGCAAAAGACTCGCTTGGACCTATGGTGATTCCATCACCTGCACTAGACGATGCTGTGCCAGCATCTAAAACTATGTAAATGCTACGGCTGTTAGTATCCACATTCTTGATAAACAAGAACTTTACCTTATCGCCTGTAGCCACAGCAGTTGGTGCAGTGTCGTCATCAACGGCTGTATAATCAAGAAAGTTTCCAGCAATTAAATCTGTGCTAGAGTTAGATACGCTAGTCTTTTTGTAATACCACTTATCGTTGGCATCATCAGGGGTAACAGTCATGCTTGCCGAAAAAGTCTTTGCGATCTCATCTGGCAAAACTGTCACTTGCATTGTCACTTGAGCATCATTTGCCATCTTATACTCCTATCAACCAAGCGCGATTGCTAATGCGGTCGCTGTGCCAGCAACCTCTGTGTTATCTGCAATATTCAGAGAGGACGCAACCCCCGTAACAGCGGCTCCAGACCCAGCCCCGTCACAAAACACAATGTCAGTCGTTCCATTTGGTATAGACACTGTGGCTCCTGTTCCTTGTGTTATGGTAGCCGCTCTGCTACCAGTCAAAGAATTTTTAATAATAAAGAACTTAGTAGCGTTATTTGGTGCAATAGTCACGACATTTACGCCGCCTAGATCAGATCCGCTATCTTTAAGATTGATAACCGCAAACATTCCAGTCTGAACATTACTCTGCCCAGACGTAGGTGAAGCGGCTCTTATGGTAAGATCTGTCGTAAGGTCAGAAGCGGTAAGGTCAGAAGCACCCAAGACTCTGTCAAATATGTCAAAGTTAAAGTTTGTAACATCACCCCAACTACCCGATAATTCTCCAGTAGCTGGCTTTTCTATACCAAGATTTGTACTAAACGAGCTTGCCATACGGTACTCCTACGCCGCTATATCTGTCCAATTTGGATTCTGCGAGGGTGTCTGCGTAGACCAGGACTGAGACGCTGTAGTGACGGCAGTCCAATTTGGTGTCTGACTAGGCACAATGCTCGTATATACGAGGACTATACCACTATTTGCAGTGGCTGTAACCCCTGTAACTGGATACTTGGTATTTTGCGTTACAGTGCCAAGAGAACTCGTGCCCACATTACCCGTAGCAGAGAAAACAGAACCTCCTGCTTGGGCGGACGTTCCTAGTGCGCTAGTAGCGGCATTACCCGTGGCTACAGCCTTTGCACCCGCTGCGACTGACTCATCACCAAAGCTGACAGTGGCTGTAACACCAACACCTGCAACATTTGCAGAACAGTTAGTTGTCTCATCACCTACGGCACTCGTTCCAACAACGCCCGTAGGCGATATGAGACCTGTGCCTGTGACCGTAACGGAATTTAGAAGACCTGAAGCAACGACACCTGTGGCTACGCCATCAACAGAAGGTATAACAAGTACGTTACCAACCGCCGTTGTGCCAGCTACACCCGTGACAGTAACAGGTATGGCTTGGTTCCAAGCTAACTGACCCCAGGTGCCTCGACCCCAACCTGTTACGTTTGCCACAATTAACTCTCTACGCTATGCGTATGATAGCGTTACTTGCGTCTGCTGTGGGGAACTGAATAGTAAACGTGCCAGAAGTAGACGTTTTGTTTGAAGAAAAGTCCAACACCGCAACAGCTTTATTACTGTTCGTACTGTTATAGATCAAAGCACCCATAGCTGTGATGGTTGCTGTAGTAAAGCTAAGATCCGCAAAATCAGTAAACGCTGTGGTTCCAGATGTTGTTGGAGCAACCTTAGTAAGTGTGCCGCCACCTGTGGCATATGTCCCGCTAGAGGCTACTTCGCCAGTTGTAACAAAAGCCGTGGAAGCCGCTCCTAAAGTTGCCGTAGTGCTGGATTTACCACCACTGCCCTCTGCATACAGAGCCAGTTTAAAAGCATTACCGTTTGTTGCGAAATTGTGCGTGCCCAACATCAATTCTTGCTTGAATGCGGTACACATTGCTTGTGCTATTGCCATTATAGTCTCCTTATAGCGTCAGCTAGTTGATGTTGACCCGCCTCACGGACCTTCGCGCAAATTGTAGCACGTTCTTCCTTTCTAGCCAACTCTACATAATATTGCACTAAATTTCGGACTCGATCCTTAAAAGCCTCCGCTTGTAAGCGTATAGGCTCTGGAGCCTCATCCGATATATACATTATCTTATTAGCCGCCATGTCAGCTATCTGATCGTTGGAAAGTCCTCCATTATCAGACGAAACGACATTCACTGATCCTACTGATGCAACATTTACCTCAAACATTATCATGTCTCCCAAAGATAATCGGATTCGACTCAACTGGTTCAGGAGGCTCTATCTCCGATTGTTTTGTTATTAATAACCCTCCATCTTGCACTGTTTGAACAAGAGGATCGTCTAATCTATGATAACCATACAGTTTTTCATTGTCTGGCACATTAGTATCTAACAAACTAGATTTACTGGCTATTTCTATTTTTATACCTTTTGAAACAGCAATCGCACACCAGAACTCGACACAGGCTCTGCCTGACTCAGCCATGCTTACGTTTTTATATGTGTAATCAATCCCGTATAAACATATAGTGCCTGCTTTTGCCCAGATCGCATACGCTACAGCGTATGCAACCGTGTTGTTAAAATAACAATAACCTAGTTCCGTAGCCACTTCTTTAAGAGGAAACAGCTCTAGGTGCTTTACACGCTTGTCTAATTGACATGTTACTATGGGTTTTTTGTTTGTTTTTAAAAACTCACGAGCAATACCCGTTTGAGATCCAGCATTCTCAGTGTCAAGAAATCTGGACACTGGATCCATCATGAATGTCTTATCAACGTGAATAATACCGCCAATACAGTTTATTCCCCAGATTTCATCAAATTCATGCGAGGCAACTCGTGCAGCTATATAATCGGAATAGCTACCGCCAAGTCCAACAATAGCAATCTTCATGTTCTTGTTCTTCTAACCAATCCCATTCGATACGCATCAGCATTTTCTCTGGCTTCTCCATAATCCTTCAAGCGTATCAACGATTCATTAAATCTGTCTCCGTACATCTTCATAACGTCAGGCTCACCCTTCATAAATGTGTAAGCCTCAACCAGACTACCATATAACATTGCATTCGGAGCATTTTCACTAAGCCAGGTCTCTGTTGTATCTGCGCTTGTAGACACTACCGTACCCGTGGCTCCACTCGTGGCACCTGTAACGGTTTCGCCTACGGTAAAGTCAGTGCTTGGGATTACAATGGTAAACACAGTGGCAGACGTTATCGAGGATATCGTTGTACTGGCTCCGCTCGTGCCACCTGTTATAGTTTCTGAGGCTTGAAATGTACCACTCACGCTACTAACAGTAAGAACGAATTGACTAGCTGTTAGACTGGTAGGACGGTAATAATAATGCAGTTCTGCCGTAAATGCCGCATTAGGCGTGGGAGCTAATATAAAGTTGTTTACATCATACAGAGCATAATACCTAGGAACGCCTGTGGTAGCTATTGTTGAATTATATTCTTGTACAAAGTTAACATCTTTTTGAACGATAAACTCTCTCGCTCCAGAGTTCTCTATAGCCAAGCTGAACGAAGCCAAATAATCATCAGGAACAGCTAAAAACTCATTGCTGGCTGTTGTTGTTCCATTTACGTTTTTACGAAAGAAATCAAGATCTACGCTTTTAAAAATACGTTCTTCTGCTGATGATATGAAATCAGATAAATGAGAAACAAAAGTTGTCTCTTGATTCTCTGTGTAATCCTTAATCGCAGTTTTCAATGTTGTGTATGTGTAACTCATGGTGTATTTGCCTGACCGCCCATACCGCTATGATTTGTACAGTAGTAGTACAATGTCGGTGCGCCAGAGGCTACTGTTATTTGAGTGTATGCTCCAGAAGAACCAGGTGTTCCATTTGTGGTTACACCAGTCGTGTACTGAGAACCGCCACTATGTGTCCCACCAGAAGTCGTTGAGAATGCTAGAGGATGACCAGAGTTGCTACTGTCAGATTGATCAAAACGATAGGTGCTGCCCTCTGACAGACTAACCGTATCCTGTCTAACTCCATCAATGTAATACTTATTAGCTCCAAGATAAGAAGCAACTGTAACAGTATAAGTAGCAGCTATGGATGTTCCTGTTCCTGACGCTGTGACTGTTCCTGTAGAACCTGTTGCAGCAACGCCTGTAACAGTTGCATCAGTAGGAGTTATAACATCTCCACCAAAAGTTACATCGCCAATAAGACCTACAGCTACAGGAATCAATTCATATTCAAAAGTTTGTAAACTAAACGAAGGGAACCGAACAGTCGTTGGAATGCTATTGTTGCTATCTGGTCGTGGATCACGAAGAGCTTGACGATCTGCAATCACTCTTCTTGGCTCTAGTTGAGGATGCTTCTCTTCATACTCATCCTCTCCAACAAGCAATCCGTTCCATTCTTTCCGCATATTTCGCAGGCGGTATCGAAAACCAGAACGATCTGATATTCCATAAGCATCTTTACCAACTGCAAATTTAGCCATTATACCCTCAGATATTGAATGTCAGGCTGAAGTTTCAAAGAAACCCTATCCTCATCCTCATCCGCTGCACGTTGGAACTCTTCTTCATACAACGTTTTTAAAAGCTGCACACGTTCTGGAGCCTTTTTTAATGCAATGTAATACGCCATGCCAGCCGCCGCACAAGGCAGAAAACGGAACGGAAGTTCCATTGTGTTAACCAATGCATCTGCATCTTCTATGCGTCTTACATAGTAGTAAACAAGTTGATCAGTGCTGTTCTCTGGTGTAGGCCATAACGTTATTTCAGGCGCGATCTGCCTATTGAAGAAATATTGAGAAGGTCTACCCTCTGTAGTTTTGGAGGGCTGAGATAAGTAGTTGCTTCTACTGATCTTACTCACCGTAAAATCTGTGTTACTTCTTCTAACAACAACCTCTAAGAGATCTACAACATCAGCACCCAGTGTAATTGTGGCTTGACCAGACGTTAAGGTAGTTGTGGCTTGACGAACGGTCCAAAGATTAACACCTCTGTTTGCCCAGTCAGCAAACATCAAGTTCATGGAACGCCTAGCTGTTCTCGCATCGTATCCGGTGCGGACTTCTAATCCGCACCGTTCATACGCCTCTTCGATGATCTCAGCTACGTCAAGATCAAAATCTCTTGAGTTTGAAGTTGCCATTACTTAGACCTGACTTTACCACCGCGCATCATCTTCTTCATGCCTACTTTACCACCACGCATCATCTTCTTCATGGGAAGTTTTGCCTTAGTCATTCCACCGCCACGCATACGTCTCATAGCTTTTTTCTTAGCACCTGGCATCTTCTCGTCTCCTTCTTCTCGTTAAGATTAAGTTAAGGTAGTCTTCCTTCGTGTAGTTCTCATAATACCCTGTCTTCTCAAGTATCTTACTCGCATCGTCTAGTTCTGACAATCTTTGTATAAAAACCATGGTAAAATCAGTTTGAAAAGACAACAGCCATAGATCTAATTTATTGCAGGCAAACCATTCATTCATTGCTACACAAGCGGCCTCGACTTCTTCATATGCCTGGCTTGGTTCCTCTTCTAAACAAATTATAACAGAATGTTTTTTACTAAAATTTTTGCATTTTGTGGCTACGGTCTTCCACAAATCATCCTTATCAAGACACTCAACAACTAGTAATTTGTCATCTTTCAAAGCCTTTTTTGCAAAAGGACAAGGGGCATGTCCTATGTCTGGATCAATTACGCTTAAATCATTGTGAACCCACTCTTCTATAAGTTCACGCATCTTTACTTCTTCTTTCTACGAACAGATTTTACGCGCCTTGGCTTGCCTGCTGGCTGTCCCAAACGTTTCTTTTGAGCAACACGAGAAGACTTTTCTTTTGAAGACATTTCTTTGGTTGTCTTCGGGGTTTTGGATGATACCCGCTTTGACGGGCGACAATAAGGGACACCACGCTTTTCTCCTTTTTTACGACCACATTTTTTGCCCGTGCTAACGTCTTTCCAGTCCTCTTTAAACCATCTTTTAAGAGCCAAACCAGCTTTTGTTTTTCTAACTGCCATCAGGATTGTTCCACTGCGCCTTTAGTTCTTTTTCTTCGCTTCGGCAATACTTTGCCGCAACCTCTCGCTACCGCCGTGCCCTTGATATTTTTGCCGCGAAATTTCCGCTTCGGTTTGGACGGAGCAGCCATCACTAGAATGTCTTACCTTTGCGTTTAGTAGAGCGATTCTTTCTTTTAGTCTTCTTACTTTTTCCTCCAGTTCCATAATTCGCCGCGCCTACCTTTCGACATTTCGCAATGGCACCTGAAGCATATGCGCTTGGAAAAACTTTATAACGTGCTTTAACTTTTTTATAACAAGCGTCTTTTGGCATTTTAGAGTTCCTCTTCGATGGAGGTTTTGAAATTTGTTTTTGCATCGAGCTTCGCGAGATTGCCATCATACGTCCTTCCCGTGAAATCTTCCCACATAGGTCTAATCATCTCATGAAGTTGATCTATTTTTTCATTATTAGCATCAATCTTCAACGCCATGACTGCTACATTTCTATCTACAGCAATAAGCGTTGTTGAAATCCATGTGAGACCAGTTACACATGCACCTATAAAAGCAACAAAGATCGTTCCTGCAATGAAGTTAGCACTTAACATTTCCACCTTCTCCTTGCCTGACGCAAACGTGAATTTGG